CATGGAACAAAAAGAAATTGACTGGCACATTGCCAAAGCTGGATATTTTTCGGCAAGCAGGATTAAGAACCTTATGTCGAAATCCGGCAAATTTACCGAAGGCAACATTGACTATCTTTACGAAATTCAGCAACAGCGCACTACAAAAGAGCCCGAGCCACCTGTTTTTGCTAAACCCATGCAGCTTGGTATTGAAAACGAGCCATATGCTATAGAGTGGGTGCGAGATAACACACCACACAGGGTGCTGCATTGCGACAAGGATTTTCGTGACAAGATATTCGAGAAGACTGATTACGGATTCGGGGCAAGTCCTGATGCTTTTATCGTCGATGATGGTGCTGATTTTGACAAAGACGAAGACGGTCTCTTATTTTATGACCAGCACGTCATAGATAATATATCCGCACTCTTAGAGGTAAAATGCGTGGTCGGCAGAAAGGAGTGTAACTGGTATTATTCGCCGACAGTACCGTTTGAAAAGAAAAGAGCAGAAGCGTTTAGCGAACATAGGGAACAAATGGCAGCGCAGTTATTATGCTACCCCACGGTTAACAGGATTCTACTTTTAAAATACCGCCCGCAGATAGATGATAACCCATGGGATATGACAGGTGTACTTGCACCGGAACGTGGCTTATTATTTGAATTTACACGAGAAGAATTTGGCACCTATCTTGACGAAATAAAAGAACGCATAGTATTTTCAGATAACTATTTAAAAGAAGGCTTAGACCCAGATTCAATTAACGATTATTATAAAATTAAAAAATAAAACAATGAAACAAGAAGTGGTAAAAATTATCGGCTTTCGTGCTGAGAAAAATGGGATTATCAAAGTTGCGGTATTGACACCTGATATTTTGGCTAAGAAGTTAGTTGTGATTAAGGGTGATTCCGGAAATGGCAAAAGCACACTTATTGATGGTATCCGTACCGCAGTGTCAGGAACTGACGCAATAAAGAAAAAAGACATTCTCGAAAATGGATTTATTGACGAGGCTATTTTACTTGATGGCGACATTCAATTGTATGTTGGCGCAAAAGTTGACCAATATCAGCGTGGCGAAAAGGCAGGTGAAAATAAATTCACCGTTTTCCTTTATGCAAAAGATGCAAACCAAAAACATTACAGCCCGATTATCGACGGAGTAGAAGCTACCGCCGGAAAATACGTTGATATGCTTACAACAGAATTGACATTTAATATGCCTGCTCTATTTTCGGAAAACCAGACAATACATCGTGGACTCATTGAAAAGTTATTCAAAAAAGAACTTGACGCATTGGGTGCAGATGAAGTTGTTGCCGCAATTTTAAAAGCAAAAAATCAGCGCGACTCCTGCCGTACCCTTTGCCAAAGTCAAGGTGCATATATGGAGCAATTTGAATTGCAAGGACTATCCGAGGTTATGCTTGCTGCAATTAAACCTGTGGATGTAAAAGCTATTGATGAAAAAATTACTCAAAAAAGGATTGAACTTGATAGGTTAGTTAATGGTTCGGATACTGCTTATGAATTGGCAGTTGAAAAACTTAAAACAGAAAGAGCTGAGGCATTGCAGAAAATCAAGGATGAGGTTTTGGAGCTAAGGGAAAAGACAAGAAAGGATGGGGAAGAAAAACAGGCGCAATATAATAAGCTAAAAGACGAGTATGATTTTTGCTTAGTCGCTAATGAAAAGTCCGAAAAAGCATTGTTAGAAATTACGCAAATAGCCGGTTCGTGCTTATCAAAAACATTCCAAAAAACTATACAGAGTGCATCAGAAGTAGAACTTGCTTATTTAAAAAACCTTGCTCCGGTATTACCTGTATTAGCTCCCGCCGACCCTACCCTCTCAGAATCTTATTCCGCAAAATCGCAAGAATATATCACTTTAGATTCTACCCCACTCGCATTGCCAGAAAAAAACGCAACCGATACGACAAAAATTGAGTCCGAAATCTCAACTCTTGAAACCCAACGTAAGGCAGCGGATGAAACCAATACTCTTTACAATAAATTCCAAATGTGGCAGAATTGGATTGAGGCTCAGCATAATTACGAAAAGCAAATCGACATTCTGCGTGCCATGTATGCGAATATTGATTGCGGAATAGAAGGTATGCACATTGTACCAGCTGAAACGGAATCAGGGCGCATAGAGGTATGGATACAATACGATGGCTCGTATGATATTGATTTTTACCATAATGAAAATAAGGAGTCGAGATTTATATTCCAATATTCATCATTCCAGCGTGCAGCAATTGGTGTAATGCTTCAGGCTGCAAGATTAAACCTAAAACCAAAAGCATTACGCTTGGCGATAGTGGATGATGTTGCGTTTACAGAAAAAGGATTAGCTGTATTGGCAAAAATGTGTGAAGATTTCAATGTGCAACTTATCACCTCAAAAACAGATGATTATGATAAGGAAAAAATCGGCGATGGTGAAATTATCGTGGAAAATGGTGAAATATTTTTTAATAAAATATAAATAAATGAAACCAAATAAATATCAAACCAAAAGATTTGCAGCATATGATGCGGCGGACGTGGAGTTAGAATATTTTGATACTAAAGAGGCCGCAGAGGAGTGGCTTACAGAAAATGATTGCGATGGCATATCGCCCGAAGCGGAAAGTGGTGATAATTGGATTGCAGAAATAAAATGGCGTTCAGTATTCACTATCTCGGATAGAAAAGAAGATTTTCACGAGCATACCGATGATTGCCCCGAAGATTGCGACGAGGAGGAGTGGCCGTATAGCAGCGATTTTGATTATGTAGGAAAAACAACTTTCGAGGAGGTTGATTATGACCTCCCCTAATTTCCCCCTCCTTTCCGCCCTTGTTCGTGTTTGCGAATACTCTTACCGTAAAGGCGTGGCTGATGCTGCGTCTTACGGTGATGCGGGGTATATCTTGGAAATTGCGGACAGAGATGATGCATACACTACGCTGCGGTTTTTAACCGATGAAGGTGGTCGCAATTTGTCGCAAGAGTTTTATCAGGACATAATTTGTACTTATTGCGGCAGATTGGATGCGGGCGTACTGCGAAGGTTCATGGCTACCGTCATGGGTCAAAACTCCATGAAGCGAAGCATGGTGACACTCATTGAGGCTCAATACCGCCAAGGGCTACGTGATGGATGCTCCGTAGATAAAGATAGGGGCGTGGTTTTTTTCGACAAGGTTGAAAAAGGTATAACGCACGCTCGGCTGAATAGAAAAACACTGACACAAGCGGTGTACATTGATGAGCTAAAGGCCATGTGCGGACAGATTCATAATTCAAGACAGATGGCAGGTAGGGCGTCGAGTATGCAGGAATTAAGAAGGATGATGGCGGGGGCGTTGTTGAGGTATAAGGAGACAATGGAGGATGCTGAGCATTGACCACCTCCCCTCTCTTCCCACCCATCCCGCCATGCTTATCCCTTTTGGGGATTATAAGAATGCAGCACTTTCGGAGGTGCGAATAGGCGAACTTGTACGGCTAATGGACAAGTCTACCGTACAAGTTGTGTACAAGTCGATTGTGATGGTAAATTCCCCGATTGCAGAAGCATTGTCGCAGATGATATATGGGCTACCTATGTCGGTGGTCTATGATGCGATGGCGAGAAACTGGAAAAGAGATATTTTTAAAGATAGAGTGCTTTTTATTGTTTATAAACCCACATCATATGATTTATAAAATCGCCCACGCCTTCCAACCCGAAATATTCGTACCGTGGTGTAGCATCGGCAGAAATATCCAATTTGGCAAAGAGCAACAAGGTCAGCCAATACAGTTATCCGATGGCTCACAAGCAGAAGTAATATCTACAAGAGAAGTGCATATATTGTCACCTGAAGCAGATTCGACTGCGCATAGGCTGTACGGTATATCCGCCATGTTGCTGCTTACGGAGTGGTATAAGCGTTTGCCGATAATTGCTACAATGTTCTTTGTAAATATAAGATTAAAAAAATATGAAGCAAAATCTGACGCTGAGGCCATATCAACAGAGGTCGATACAAGCGGTACGGGAGAGCCTGATTAGGAATAAGCATACAATCCTATATTCGAGTTGTGGTTCGGGTAAATCAGTCGAGTGCGCATTTATGGCGGAAAACGCCGCGGAAAAGGGATTTAAGACGCTCATACTTTCGCATCGTGCAAAAATCCTTCGCCAGAACTTCTCCAAAATGGAGATGCTCGGCCTTCAAGTCCATCAGATAACAGCCATAACAAAATATATCCATCCTTCGCAAATATATATCGGGATGGCGCAAACCATAGATTCACGCTGTAAAACAAAAAAAGAATGGATAGAATGGATGCACTCTATTGATTTTGTAATTGCGGATGAGTGCCACCGTGCCGAGATTGGAAATATATTCAAGTACTTACGTGAAGATTGTTGGGTTGTCGGGCTTACGGCTACCCCTATAAGACATGGTACTCAGCGACAACTGGGTGACGAATATTCCGATATATCGGCTGCGGTTACTACTGAAGAGCTTATAAAATTAGGGCATATAGTTCGTGCGGAATACTATAAGTTTCAAGCACCACTTCTGGAATCATGTACCATTGACCGAGATTCAGGCGATTATAATCAAAAACAACTGCACAGTATTTTTGCCAAACCAGAAAGGTATGCGGGGATTATAGACAATTATCGACGCATATGTTGCGGTGAAAAAACGCTTTGCTTTACTACTGGAGCAAAACATTGCATAGATTTATGCAAGGAATTTTGTGCTGCTGGATTTCGGGCAAAATATTATATTTCAAGCAAGGATAAAGAAACATATGCTGATTATTCGGGAACACAGGAGTCACTGGTGAGGCAATTGGAGAAAGGCGATATAGATGTATTGCTGGCGATAACGTCACTTGATGTTGGAACCGACATACCCTCCCTGCAAGCGGTATTATTAGACTTTTCAACTAAATCATATACACGCTATCTCCAGGCTGCGGCGAGAGGAGATAGACCGCATAAGGGGAAAACTTCTTACAAGGTTTTAGATTTTGGCGGGAATCATACAGAATTTGGCGCAATAGAAGCAGCCCCTCCTATGGCTTTATGGCACAAGGTTGGCGGAAATGGTGTGATGCCGACAAAATTATGTCCGCCAGATAAACAGGATGCGGCTGGAAAATTCGGGTGTAATAGATTAGTGCCTGTGTCGAGTAAG